CCAATCAACGCAGCCTTACCAAGTGTAGCAATAGACATTAACCCAGCAGCAGGAGCAGCCGCCGCTGCTACCGCGCCTGCCGCAGCCGTTGATGCTGCTGCCATCGTGCCGGTTGCGGCAACTTGCGCGGTAGTAGTTGTGGCAATTGCTGCCAGTTTTGTTGCTTGCATAGCTTGCGTTGCCGCCTGATCCAGTATCATATTCTTTACTGTTCTTACTCCAATATCAACAAGCGCCCCTACCGCCTCATTTAGAATTGTATTTGCTAAATCACTCATGGCCTGTTGTGCCGTCATTGTCCCCGTCAATAACCCTGACAATGCTGTTTTTGACGTTTCACCAAGCGCATTTACCGAGTCAATCAAAAAATTATTCATGTCACTTTGCGAAGCAAATGCCGCATAAGCAGCATCTTCTTTTTGTTGCTGATACTGTAATTCTATTTCTGCTTTTCTAGCTGCTGCTGCTTCTGTAACATCAATGCCTATTTGTGCATATCTGTTTTCGTATTCCTCAACAATTGCTAATTTACCTTCATATTCCAACTTAACTGCATCCAGAGGATCTATCCCTCTGAACTTTGATGTCACCTCTGCTATTTTGTTTGAATCATCCAGCATTTGTTGCTGCGCTTTCTCCTGAATGGCAACTTCTTTGTCTGATTCAGACTCAAGGAATGCGACACGATCTTGCGCATACTTCTGAGCAACAAGAAACTTTGCTTCTTCATATTGCTCAGTATTCTTGAATTTCAGATTATTTATTTTATCCAGTTCGTCAAGTTCTTTCGCATCAATCTTGGCTAATCCAGTAGCAGCAGCGGATCGAAGGCGTAACAACTCTTGGTAGCCTTTTTCTTGCTGCATTGCGAGTTTCTTAGCATTATCTTCACTATCAGCCGATCCGCTATTGATGACACGTTTTGGCTTTGATGCCGCTGGCTCTAGCGATTTTTTTTCTTGATCTATTAGCTCTTGATTAACTTTTAATAAATTAGCCTTTTGCCCTGCAAGCGCTTCTATCTGAGCAGCAGTTTTGCCAGCTTCAGCAGTTGCTGTTATTTCACCAGCACTTGTTCCTAACACTCCGCCAACTTTCCCCGCCTTGGTTTTTACTATCGCATCTTGAGCCTTTTGTTTAGCTATTAAAGCATCCATCTGCATATTAATTTCTGCAAGTGTCGCAGACCGTGCAGCAGCATTTAATGATCTGAATGCTTTTTCTACCCGACCGATTGATTCGGCATATTCATCAGCTTTTTTCTTGTCGATGTTCTTTTGAAACTCAAACATGGCAACAGCTGCCAGAGCGATAATACCTACTGGTCCACCTAGAAAGGCCATTGCTGTACGTAGCCCTAAAATTGTCGCCGTAAGCGCATTAGTAGCAATGGTTGATGCGGTTGCTGCTGATGCATGCATTCCAAGCGCCGCTGACATACTATTAACCGCAGGTACAGCCAGTAAAGTGGATGTACCAGCAGCAACCATTGATGCACCCCATGCCGTCATAGCCACGATTAGGCGCGATGCCACGACCGCACCAAGCGACATAGCCGCAAATTCAATGCCTAGCAGCACCTTTTCCAGTGCGCTTCCAGCCTCAACCTTTCCGGTAAGTGCTGCTGTCAAAGCATCTGCAAATACACGAAGGGAAGGATTAAGCTTCTCACCTATTGCGATTTGCATTTGATCAAAAGAAGCTTTTAGCTTATCCGTCGATCCTTGGAAGTTATCGCTATTTGTTTTGGCCTGATCATATGCCGACGATGTACCGATTAGAGAGGTAGACAGTTTGTCTACCACATCCTTTTGCGCGATAAGTGTCAGTGCAGCATTGACGCTTTCAAGACCAAACTTTTTTGTTAGTTCAGAAGTGCTTAGGTTTTCTTTTGCAAGATTATTAATTGCGCCGCTTAATCCATTAACAGACGGTTTCAATTTAGTGTTGGCATCATTTTCCATCTTAAGTAGAACGGACTTAAGCGCCGTTCCCGCCTCTGCACCTACAATAGCTCCCTTCGCCAAGCCTTGAATTGCTGCATTTACATCAGAAAATGAAATTCCAACGGAGTTAGCAGTAGCACCGGCATTCTTTAGTGCCTCGTTTACCTGCACAATTTCAGCCGTGCCTTGCTGAGCACCAGCAGCCATGATGTTGATAAATTCACCAGCGGACTCTGCCCCTGCACCAAATTGGTTTAACGCACTAGTCAGTGCCGCCGCCGCTTCTGGTGCACCAATGGTCGCGGCCTTCGCCAACGTTAGCACCTGATCCGTAACAGCTTTTAGCGCCTCTTTATTCTCAAGTAGTTCCGGCTTTGTAGACCCGATAAGTTTCATGGCCTCGACAATTTCACTGGCCGATTTCCCGTACTTCAGTCCTAGTTCTTTTGCCGCATCGCCAAAGAAGACAAGATCCTTTCCGGTAGCTCCTGTCAGCGCGGAAAGATTAGATAGACCTATTTCAAATACACGAGCGGCATCACTAGCAGCCTTTAGCTGAGAAACCAATGCACCAGCGGCAAAGATGCCAGAAATAGCCGTAGCTAGTACGTTGGCTTTTTTTGTTAGTCCTTCAAACGACTTTCCAGCGGCATTTACTTCCCTATCAATGCTTCTTCTTCCATTTATTAATTCACCAGTGTTGAACCGTACATCATATTCAATCCCACCAACATTCTCGCTCATAGCCCCGCCTTTTCTCGTTTCGCCATCAGCTCAGCTTTGGCTTTCTTATATTGATCTTCTGTCATATCGACTTTGTTTTTCGCTGGGAACTTCATCTCAATTTGTCGCTGGAATTGCGTCATAGTCAATTTCCAAGCATCCGCCGCACTAGTGCCCAAGTGAACCATTGCCGCATCTACAAACTCGCTAGCGTCGAATGAATCGCTAAATTTACCTTCTGATGATTTACCAGTTGGCTTAGCCCGCCCCGCAATACCATCAGTCATCAAGGACCGGGCAAGGATGACAAGCACACCATCTGGTATGGAGCCATCTATCCTCTTGTCAAAATTTTTACTATTCTTGTCTCCATCAATCCAACCAATTAATTTATCATTATAAACATCGTGCTCTAAGCAAGACCTCATAACGCGCATAGCAGCCAACAAACACATGCGCTCGCTATGTAGCCAGTGGAAATATTGTACAATCTCTTTTGGATTGCCAATTTTAGCGATATTGGCGAACGATGGATTAAACAGGAATTCATTCCCTTCCGCATCTGTTACGCCTATTTGCCCAATCTCTGTCAATGCTGCCATGCTCGCCCCTAGAATATTTTTTGTATTATAGCATTGGCAGTAGATAGTTAATGATGTATACTAATGTACATTATTAACTAGGAGAAAGAAAATGAAGGATAGCATTCATAATGCTAGACCTTGAAACACTAGGAAACAGGATTAACCCTGTTATTACATGCTGTTTTTGGATCAAAAATTACTTACGATCTAAGGTATGCGCTTGAGCTTTTTACCGAGTATGTACAGAAAGTTAGACGCGACTGTAGAGGCAAAGTATTTTTATGGGGAAATGGAATTCGTTGCGATAACGTATGGCTGTTAAGCGCATATAAAGCATGCGGGCTTGATGACCCAATTAAATACAATGAAGATATGGACTATCGAACATTGCAATATATTGCAAAGCACAAAACAGGCCATGACTTTAGAGGTGAAATTTTTCAAGGAATTCGACATAATGCAATTGATGACTGCAAATATCAGATTAAGTGCGCGTCTGCGACTTGGAATTCTTTGATTAATTAACAAAAACCCCTCTTTAAAAAGAGGGGTTTTATTTTTACAGCTCGATCAGACGAACTTTAGCACCTACCGCTCCAGTCAGTGTGACTACGCCTTGTAGATATGCTGAAATAGTAGATAGGGTAATCAATTTGCTACCCGTTGTTGCTGGCACTACGATGGTTTTACCGACTGACACGTCGATAGTGCCAATACCAGAGACATTAACGGTAGTACCAGCATCACCATCAATCTTTAGTGATAACGCGGCCGACGTTGTGTTGGTTACTAGCAAAAATTGCACTTTCGTGCTGTTAAAAATGATTGTATCCGATGCAGTCAGTGTTGTTTCTGGTGCATCAATAAAATCAGTTAAGTTTCTTGCTGAAATAGCTGTAATAGCGGCCATGATTTATTCCTGTAGTAATTGTACGGTAACTTGACCATTAGATTCTGCACTGATAGACCATGTGCAAGCGCCATCATAAGGCATTTCTTCAGACCATTCAGTAACGATAAATGGGCCAGTGCGTACTTTGTTTGCATTAGAAATACGCAGCCAAACCTTAGCGGCGTTTGCTTTAATCGCTGGAACGGTACAAACATTTGAAGAAAATTCATCCTGATTATATGCGTCTTCTGTATATGTTACCCCATCAGCAGAAAACGACACAGATTTAAAAGTCACTAAACTTGTTTTTGTAAAGTCAGGACTTTTATCTGCTGTTGTATCTACTGTTTCCCATTTGTCGGATAGCGACTTAGAACGAGCCATTCCTAAAGACTTCCACACCAAACTATTAACCAGTGCTGTTTCAGGGGCAATTGCGAATTCGATTTGCGTATCGCGCCCTACCATTGCTGTCATATTTAATTCCTTTTAGCTGTAAAGCATATCAATTGACAGTTCAAATACGGGCCGCATGTCATCCGTCTGGAAAAATACTGGCTCGCTCGACTGCATGTTAAATGTACGCCCAAAACTATGATTGTTTGAACGCATAGCTTCTATTATAGCATTGGCTTTACTAAGTAAAGCAAATCTTGATGAATTTACTTCACCTACTAGAATAATGCTGTGATACGGATAGCGAATTACCTCTGCATTACCACCGTTTTGTGGACGAATGACTAGGTATTTGTCAGTAGGTTTGTCAGCTTCATACATGCCGAATTGCACACGGAAACCAGTGGATAAGCCGGTAGATTCAAGATAATTCTTAAGGTCTTCGGATGGTGTATTCGATGTTGTCATACCGCAAGAGCCTTCTTTACAATCGCATCAATAAGTGGCTTAGCCTCTTCAAAGCCAAGTCTAAGAAATTCTTTCTTAGCAGTAGCGCGTCTAAACTTTTGGCTTATGTTTGGGTCATGAACATATTTTGCATAACTTGCTGTGTATCCATATCCATAAGTACCCTTAATCACACTATCTGTAACATCTACTTTTCTATAAGCAGAATTTAACAAGGTAGAGGTATCTATTGGGGTAAATAAACTAGCATGACTGCCGCCTACAATAAAGATCTTCTGCATTGTCCCTATCATTTTTTTTTCTTGTTTGCTGATGAATCTATCTAGATTGTTTGTGATTTTAGCTGCCATCACGTCACCAGTGTGTAATCGTCTGCAGCATTCTCAAATACATCTTGGTCTCGCAATACTGCTTTAATTTCTGACGCATCGACTAGCAGAGGATTTGCGGTAGAAATAAACTCACCAACCGCGACATAATCACCCTGTTTTGCTTGGCTATATTCTGTCCATAATTTCATGGATGATACGAATTCTTGCCCATTAGCCATTGTCATGCGTTCGTTTTTTACGGCATAGCTCACAGCAATAACAACCGGCTGCGCGAACGTTTTCTCATGCGTCCAGTCGTCTGTGCCTAGGTTGCGCCAGATAGTTGCTTTGCCAGTATTGGCCCAATTTGCGACTGAAGAGATATTACACCCCCTTCAAAAATAGATTACGCTCAGCAGTACGGCGACGCGTTAGACCTGCCAAAACTTTACCATTGGCCTTGTCCCATCTTAAAAACTGATTAGCCGCTGCTTGATAATTACCAGCATTCAGAAACTTTAGCAGCGTAGAGCCTTTTAGCGCGCCAATGCCTAGGTTATATGCAAAGCTAGTAAGTGCTTCTAACTGATTTTTATTGACTGGAACTGTAACAAGCTTTTGCACGCCAGCCTTAAATACTGTCATATCTTTTTTATAGCGTTCGTCTGCTTCTTCTTGAGTCCATACAACACCCTTGCTAACGCCTACTCCCGTACTTCCCCAGCCAATAGTCCATACACCCGCAGGGCATAAATAGGCGGTAAGCTTGCAGCCTTCAAACTCTTGAATAATATCCATCAAGCGCACCCACCATCTAAAACCATCATAAACGCATTATTTGTCGCTGAATTACCCACGATAGACGTGGTGCAACCGCTTGTATCCAGTTCGCGCAATTTTACACGCATAGAATCCACACCTTTCTTGCCGTACTCAAACGACCGGCTAGCACCATTAGGCGCACCTTGAGACTTGATCTTACGCGGATCAGCAGCACTAGCAATGATTGCAACCGCGTAAAGCTGGATAAATAACATAGTTGAAGCAGTATAACCAGCACCATCAAGGCATGGCTGAACACTGGCAACGCTATCAATAGCAGCTTGCAGGATAAAATCAGGGATAGAAACCCCGTAGGATGAATCTAAAAACTGTTTTACTTGATCTAGCGTTA